CTGATGCAGCATAAGCGCTACCTCCCGCATTTCGATCCGCAGTATCCGGAAATGGAAAGCGACTACAATTCCCGCATCCCCGTTTGCAATAATGCATATCAAATGATTACGCAAAAATACATCCCGGTGCGTGAGGAATTGATTGTCTATAATTCCAAGTGGAAATTGTGCGGCACGATCGACCTGCTCGCCTACAATACCGAGACCGGCCAGTTTGCCATCCTTGACTACAAGACCAACAAAGAAATCAAGAAGGACAATCCGTGGTCGCGGATGACCGGCCCGTTCTGCGAATACCCGGACTGCAATTACTACCACTACAGCCTTCAGTTGTCCACCTATAAGGCGATCATCGAAAACGCCACGCATTTGCGCATTGGCGATTTGATGCTCATTCACATCACCGCAAACGGCGCCACGATGATTCCGTGCATCGATTTCTCGGGCACCGTGCGGCAAATGTTGGAGGCGCAGTATGGGCGTTAAAAGGGACAGCGTCAACCGCAAGGACAACCTCGTAAAACTTTCGATTGTCCTCCCCCCTTCGGTCAAGCCCGGGGATAAAATCAAGTTGCAGAATGTGGAGGAACGTGAGATTAACCCGGACATTAAAGACCCGATGGCAGGCTTCGGCCACCCTGACGGCTCTAATTACGGGGATGCCGTTTTTGATCCTATGGCGCCCGGCGCCGAAGATACCGTGTTCGATCCTATGAAATAGATGTCCTTGTTTCCGTATATGGGTGTATGTTTCAAATGCGAAGACCTTTGGGCTTTATGCCCGCCGGCACAACGATGCCCGCACCAGTCCCCATCGAGGGGATGACATACACCTATGTCCTGAACAATCTGCGCATAGACCTTGAGTGGCATAAGGATAACCAGCAGGAGTGGCGCCAAATACTGGAGGCAATTAAGCTCATTCCGGGGCGCCGCTATACCTCTTCCACAAAGAAGTGGTCCGTTCCAAATACCAAAGAAATGCGGGAGTGGCTGCGTGCCTCGGGCTGGAATATCCCCGAACCTGAAGTGGTGGAGCGCCCTGCCCCGCCTTACAAGCCGGAGCGCGTGCTTCCCGGTCTTTATCCGTATCAGGAAGACTTCCTTAAATTTTCTTTGACTCGCCCGCGCCTTGCCTTGTTTGATGAGCAGGGAACCGGCAAAACCGTTCAGGCGCTTGCTTGGCTTCGTTATCACGGCCTCCTGCCTGCCTTGATTGTTGTGACCTCGTCTACCAAAACACAGTGGGCGGCAAACTACAAATCGTGGCTTGGGCGCAATGATGTCGAGGTCCTTTCCGGCGAGCGTCCGTTCGAGCTGGAACCGGGCAAGTCCTATGTTATTAACTGGGACATTCTTTACAAGTGGGAGCGCTCGCCGCTCAAGCATAACCTCTACGCGCAAGGTTTCAAGGCCTTGATCGGCGATGAGGTCCAGGCAATCGGCAACCGCACCTCCCAAAGAACACGCGCCTTTATGCGCCTCGCCACAAGAATTCCGTGCCTGCTTGCAATGTCCGGGACGCCTGCTAGAAGCCGCCCCGTCCAGCTGTGGCCGACGCTGCACTGCATCGATGCCCAAACCTTCCCGGATTTTTATGCGTATGCAAACCGCTATTGTAATCCGAAGGAAACCCCGTATGGGACAAAATATGAAGGCATCACGAATGCGCCGGAACTTCACTCACTGCTTTCCACAAGAACGCTCCGCCGCACCAAGGCGGAGGTGATGTCCTTCTTGCCGCCGAAAATCATCACCACGGTTCCGTGCTCCGTTGATAAAGGCAAGATGGAGGCATATAGGGAGCAGGCAAAGAAGGCACGCGAGGCAACGGAGTTCGAAAGATCCGCCGCTATTGCCGGGCTGTTCCAAAGTGCCTACGAATTGAAGGCGGACGCCTGCAAGCAATGGATTATGGACTTTTTGTCCACCGATGAGAAATTGTTGGTCTTTGCTTGGCATCACGCGGTGGTAAACGACATTGCGAACTTCCTGGCATCCAAAGAAATAGGTGTGCGCATCCTTACCGGAGAAACCAGTTCGGCGCAGCGCGAACGCATCAAGACGGAATTTGTCAATGATGAAAATGTCCGCGTGATTGTGGCGAATATCCAGTCCGCGGGCGTAGGCATTGACGGCCTCCAAAAGGCCTGCTCGAATTGCTGCTTCGTGGAGTTCACGGCGGCGCCTACGGACCACTGGCAGGCGGAGGACCGCTTGCATCGTGGCGGGCAGGAAGTCCCGGTCAACGTCTACTACCTTGTGGCGCCTAGAACGATTGACGTTACGATGGCATACCAGCTCGATACGAAGGCGGTGGCGCTGGCCTCCGTTTTGGATGGCACGGACTCCGGAATTGTGAAGATCTCGGATATGCTCAAAAAGAAGAAATAACGCGCGTTTTAAGGCGAGAAAATAAATAGGCAGGTATTTACCTGCCTTCATTGTTTTATGCGCTTATAGGCGCCTTTATGTGCCAGTAACGCCAGGATGCGAGAGCGTCAGCTTCCCAAAGGTGAAACCGAGATTTGCCGTGAAGCCTTTGTCGCCAACCGGGGAAGTGATTTGGATGCTTACAATCTCTTCCGGGCGGACAACCATAGAGGTAATCAGGATTTCGCGGATGGCGCCTTCAAGATCGAGATGCGCTTGCGGGTCGGTATATTCGCCAATCGCATATTGAATGTTAGGGACTGCCGGATCCGTGTAGCCCATATCCCCGAACGAAAGGATGGCTGCCTTCACCTGCTGGAGGCGCTGCATATTGCCGGACAAGAGGAATTCATTGTCCCCGTTGTAATCGTGATTGAAATCCATAACCACAATATACCTTAATGTTTGCCCGGTTGGCGCCCCGGTTCATATTTATGTATTTTTCCCAATAAGGAGATTTGATATGCATATCAAGAAGCGTTACGAAAATGCAGGCGCAACGAAACTCGCACTTCAGCACGCGCAGTCCGTTGCCGACAAGGTGGCAGCCATCGTCAAGGAAAAGACCGGGCTGGAACCGACTATTGGAATGAACGGTTCCCGCATTAACAGCCAGGGCGGCATCGCCGACGCGCTGCTTAATGTCCACATAGGGAATGTCGGTTCCTTCAATCCCTATGACATTGACCCCAACACGATCGACCCGACGCTCATTTCGATTAGTCCGAATAAGGACGGCGCCTTTGACATTACGATTGATGTCACCGCCGTGTCCGAGCCGAAGAAGGAGTCCACCGATATTGTGAACGCCCGGAAGATTCAGGCAGGCTTGACCGAGATGGAAGAGTTGTTCGCCGCCGTCGGGAAGAATGTGTCCTTCGAATATGTCCCGGACGATGACATCGTAAAGATCTCGGTGGACAACCAGGTTGTGAAGATTGCGTCGGTTTGGGGAGATTCCGCCATAACGGCGATGAACGGTGTTTGGACCGTTACATACCGCTATTTGATGTAAAAACCACAGGGTGCGGCGTATATTAGGGTATGAGTTATTACGTTAAAGATTCATTCGATATGCCGCACAATGTCGGCGTCAAGGCTACGGTAACGCGCCTTGAGCAGGTTGTGCTTGAGAAAAACCTCTTCGGCGGATACGACGCATACATTTATGCGGACGATTCCGACACGCCTACGGAAACCGTTTCGAATATCCGCATCGGCGTGGAGAATCCAGCCGTCCGGGAGAAGTTGAACCTCGAGCGCTGGTTGCCGTGTTATCCAAACGTGGACGATGTCCTTTTTGTGTGTGAATACTCGGGTGGTGTTCTTTACTGGTATAAGGTAGTATATGCGTATGACAATAAGACAAACGAATAATGCTGTCAAGGCAGTTCGCAAGGAAATGCTGAAGGCGCTTGAAAACGCTTCCAACAAGGTTCTTGCTATCTTTCCGCAGGCGGAGAGCGATCCGGCAACGGCGCAGCTCGTGTTCAACATTGTCGGGTCACAGGCGCATGAATCGCTTGACCTCTTCCTCCGCCAGTTCGCCCAAGGCCTTGACGCCTCGTTGGGTGATGCGTGGATGAAAAAAGCCGAGGACGAGATTAACGCCGTCGTTGCCGAATTGGAGGCTGGCGCATGAATGTATGGATGATTGTGGCAATTATTGCCATCCTGCTTTGTATCTATCTGGCGGTGCGCGTTTATCGCCTCCGCAAGGGCCTCACAAAGGTCCTCATTCGCCTTGACGAAATTGAACGCAAGGTCCCCGTCCTGAAACCATAGGAACACTAAATGAATAAGATTATTTCCATATCCGGCGCCCAAGGCGTTGGGAAGACCTCAATCATTACGGCGCTTTTCGCGGATGGCGGAACGGTGGTTACCCCGTCCGCTTCCAATGTTGCGGCAAGTATGCGGTTTGCGTCCTCTGTTGACAAGCAGGAATTTATCGTATCCACGATGGAAACGCAGCTTGATCAGGCAAGCACCGTTGACGGGATTGTTTATTTGGACCGCTCGGCCCTCGATTGCTATTCCTATATGATGCTCGATCCGTCCCTTTCCGATTCCGTGAAAAAGGAATTTGGCGAACGCCTCCGCAAGATGGCAGCCCGCATCGATTATGCCTTCATCCCCAAGCCCGGGGAATTTGCTATTCAGGCGAATGGTGTCCGCTCGACGGACGCAGACTATCAAAAGAAATGGCACGAAGCCTTGATTGCGTTCGCAAAAGAATGTAATGTTCCATATAAGGAACTCACGGGCACCGTTGCGGAGCGCGTGAAGACAATTAAAACTACCCTTGTAAAGGAGTTATAAAATGAGTTACAAAGAACTGACCGACCTTATCGAAAAGAAGAAGGCTGCCCGCCGTGCCCTCGCCCGCAAGAAGCGCCACCAGGCCGCCGATCCGAAGAAAAAGGAAAACACGAAGGTAGAGGAAAAGGCCGCCGAAAAGGCCGCTGAAGCCGCTGCCGAAGAAAAGCTGGAAGAAACTGCCGCCCCGGCCGAAGCGCCCGTTGCTGAAACGCCCGATCTGGTGGCCGAAACCGCTGAAGCACCGGCTGCCGAAGAAACCGAAGAAAAGGTAGAAGCCGCCGAAGAAACCACTGAAGAAGTCCCCGTGGAAACCCCGAAGAAGAAAAAGTCTCGCAAGAAGGCAACCACGGTAAGCGAGGAAAATGCTGCTGAATAGTGCTACACTCGCTCTTCTTGCCGTAGTCATTATCCTTCTGTGTGTCATATTGGTGAAGCTGCACCGCGTTGCCCGGTATTTCTATACCCCGGTAACGCGGCGTGGTCCCGGCACTAAATACCCGCCGGTTCCTAAAACAAAACCACATCACCGCCGGAGGAGTTATGGCAGAAAATTCTGAAATCGACATCGTCCTGCCGTATGTCGATTCTTCCGTTCCTGAATGGCAGAATACTTTTCTTGCGGCGAAGCACAAGAAGTTTGTGACCGAACGCGCTCGCAATCTCTTTCTTAAATTGTTCTCGAATCGCTATGCATCCTACGGAATGTTCCGTTACTGGTGGCGTGGCTACGAAAAATTCGGTCCTCCGGGGAAAGTCCATCTCCTGCTTCAGGCGGAATCCCAAATCCCGACTTGGCTGGACAAGAACAACCCCCGCATTGTGATTCACTATCACAAAGACTTTATGCCGGAAAAGATCCTCCCGAACTACAATAGTTCGTGCATTGAACTTTGCTTCCTGCATAAGCACGCCAAGGACCTTACGCCGTTTTTCCTGATGATGAATGATGACTTCTATTTCAACGCGCCGACCACAATCAATGATTTTGTGGAAGATGGAAAGCCGCTGACTTGGAAGGAGATTCGGACAAGCCGGTTCAAGCCGACCTGCCTCTTCCGGTCCATCGTGTGTAACGACCTCGCATTGGTTTCAAAGATGTCCGGGAAGGATTGCCCGCATTTCACGCATAATCATTTGGCGGTGTGTTACAAGCGCGATACGACAATTGATTTTCTCAATAAGGTTTGGTCCACGGTGGCGCCTACAATGACGCAATTCCGCGACGCCAAGAACTACAATCATTGGATTGTCCGTTACTGGCAGGACCACACCAACATCGCAATTCATTCTCATAAGTATCCGCACAAAGGATACATTGAGATGCCCGAGGCAACCGAGAAGGCCGTGGCGGCGCTGGCAAATTCAAAGGTAGTTTGCTTCAACGACACCAACGGACATTTCGCGCCTGCCGTGAAGAAGTATTTGGAAAAGCATTTTGCGGGGAGGTCCTCATTTGAGTTGGGGTGACGATATATCTCTTGTCCCGGCGATGCCACGCCCATCCACCCCGGTTCAACCCAAGGCCGCTCCCAAATGCGTGATTTGTAAAGAACGCCGCACCTACCGAACAATCTTCGGGCACGCGGTATGTAGTTATTGCGAAGCCGCCGGGCTGGCGGATAAGTATAAAAGGAGGTGGTAAAATGCCTGTTGTATTCGCTCCGAAAGATCGTATATATTTTCGCACGAACCCGCTGGACGATCATGAGCTCCAATGGACAAAGCAGTTGAACAGCCATCCCACTTGGCAGCACTCTTACACGAGCAAGGATCCGATTCTTGGCCTTGAAGTGGATGACGCAACCGGCCACGCCGTTATCATCACGCACAGAGGGACACATCGTGATTACTTCATTAGTTCGGGCGCCCGCGCCTTCAACAAGCTGGCGCTGCCGAGCGGAAACCGAATCGTTCTAGCCTACAAATTCTAGCCTATGACTAAACCAATGATTTCCCACGAGGTTCCGCGTTGCCTCCTAAAGCAGTCGCGTTCCTTTAACGACTACGATTATGCGTTCGCGCACCTCTACAATGACCCGGACTTCCACCTCTTCTACAAAGAAAGTGTGGATCTTGGCCGCAAGGTTCTTCTCGATAACAGCGCCTTTGAACTTGGCGCCGGCATCTTTGACACCTTCGGGGACATCATTGTGGATTTGAAGCCGACTTGGTATGTCGTGCCCGATGTAAGGCACGATGGACCGGCCACGATCGCCTCGTATGAAAAATTCATCAAGGCGTTCCCGGATCTTCCCGGCACCGCCATCTGCGCCATTCAGGGCGAAACCTTTGAGGACCTGGCGGACTGCTACAAGTTTATGATTGAGAAGACGAAGAAGATTGCCATCCCGTTTGACTCCAAGGGCTATGACCAGACCTTGAAGCCGTGGGAGAGGCGCCCTGCTTTCCTCGAAAAACTTTCGCAGATGCCGTTTTGGAAAGAAAACCCGATGCATTTGTTTGGGACATATGCAGCAAAGGAATTCCTTTCCCCGGTATATCGTTCCGTCAAATTCGGCACGGTGGATACCTCGAATCCGGTCACGGCCGCTGCCGAAGGCTGGCGCTATTTCGAGGATGGCATTGAGCGCAAGAGCAATATCAAATTGATGATGGATAATGTCGCCAACATCGACCCTGAATTGCTGGAATTCAATATCAAGACTTTCCGCCGCATTATCGAGCGTAACTGCTCCGGCGTATAATTGAATAGAGGTAATGATTATGCCGATGACAAACGCCGAAGTGAAAGTTAAAGAAGTGGCGGACGTAGTCCGTAAAAAGATTGATGAATGGAAGAAGGCGGGTGTTCCGCGAGAGGTCGTTTTGGACCGCGTAGATGCCTACCTTTCCGGTTTGAGCGATGGCATCGATTTCTGCGACGATATGCGCCGTTGCGAGCAGGAAGCAGCCGCTTCGGTCATTGCAAAGATCGACCAGCACGACACCAAGATGGACGCCCGCCTCGCACCTCACGAGTAGACTTTATTCCCATGATAAAAAAGGCAGCCCGTAAAAAGGCTGCCTTTTCCGTATATATCAAGGCAACACTATAAGGAAACAAATATGCTATATCAAGACCACCGCCCTAAAAAGATTGAAGAAATGATCGGCAACGAAAAGGTCCTTAATACCTTCGCAAAACATTTCTCAAATGCAATGCACGCCCACGCCCACGTTATTACCGGTCCCCGTGGCTGCGGAAAAACAACCCTCGCGCGTATTGCCGCTAAAGAATTTCTTGGCGCCGATGACCTTGGCATTATGGAAATCAACTGCGGAACCGAACGCGGCATCGCCGCTATGAAAGATGTGATTGAATTGGCAACATACCGCCCGCCTACCGGGAAGGCGCGTGTCTTCATCCTCGACGAGGCACACTCCCTCTTGGCGCCGGGCAAGAAGGCACTTCTCAAGCCTACGGAAGACTGCCCGGACTTCACCTACTATTTCTTTTGCACAACAGATCCGGATGCCTTGTTCGCCGGGGATGCTGGCAAGGCATTGAAGTCCCGCTTGACGCCGTGGTGCGTCCGTGCGCTCAATCAGGAACAAATCGGCATCCTTATTGATCGCGCCGCCGAAAAGTATAACATTCCGCTGGATGCAGAAACGCGCAAGGCAATCGTTCTTCAAAGCGATGGTTCGCCGCGTGAAGCGTTGGTGAAGCTGGAACAGGTCATTGGCGGCGGATCCCCGGTCACGGAAAAGTCCGACACCGTTGAAATCTTTGACTTCTGCAAATTCCTTTACAGCGCATACGGCAAGCCGGAGATGTGGCCGGCGGTCGGTGCAAAGCTGCGTGCATTGAAGAATGCAGGCGTGGCAGCCGAAGGCGTTCGCCACACGGCACTCGCGCTGGCGTCCTCTACTTTGATGTCGCGCGTGGATCCGGCGGCGTTGGACATGATCGACATTATGAGTTCGCCGCTTTACGACCAAGGTGAAGCGTTCCCGAAACTGGTGGCGATGTCATTTAAGATTTGCCACTGCACGCCAAGCATCCCTCAAAAACAGGTTGCCCCGCCGCAGAAATAATGTATATTATGTAAGGCAATCATAAAAGCCAAAACTCCGAAGAGGTTCCCCGCGGGTCCGCCATATACCCGCGGGGTTTTCCGTATATTAAGGCATAGACATTGGAGTAAATCTATGATCATCAATCCAAAAAAGATTCTTGAAAACGGCCACATAATTCCCGCCGAAGGGACAAAGTGTCAGCAATGCGGCGTGGACGTTACACTAAAAAACAACATCCTTGTCGAACCCCACGGTTTCCTGAACATTGAAATTGCGGAAAAGATTTCCGTCCCGGCAAATGCCGCCGCAATCCTTTATGTGAGAAGCTCGTTGTCCCGTAAAGGCATTTTCATTTCGTCCGGCGTTTACGATCCGGGCTTCTCCGGCGCCTCCGGCTGCACCATCTACAATATGGGCAACGAGGCCCTTGTAATGGAAGCAGGCGACCGCATTGCGCAGATGGTTTTCTTCGAATGCGACCCCGCTTCCCAATATAACGGCAAGTATCAAGGCAGCACTAGCGGGGAATCCAAGGGATGGAAATAACTCCGATTAACGTGCAGGTGGAAGGCGAGCGCCGCCTTATTGCCAACCTCATAATGTCCACCGATCTCCTTCTGTATTGCACAGAAATGGGGAAGCCGGATCTGTTTACGGAAGGCGTTTGCCGCACGGTTGCCACTTGGCTGTGGGAATACTTTCAGGCGCAGCACGCCGCACCGGGCAGGGCTATTGAGGACATCTACCTTCACAAGGCACAATACCTCCGGGAAGCGGACTCATCCGAGATTCGTTTATTCCTTTCAAACCTTAACGACGATTGGGCGCCTACCAATCTCGCCCTAATCAAGGAGCAGGCGCTTGACTTCTTCCGCCTCGCCGGCATCAAGAAATTAAGGGACGATATTGATCGCGCCCTTCTTGTAAGGGATGCGGCGCGTGGCGAATCAATCGTGGCGCAGTATGTGGCGCCGGCGCCAGTTCACGGCACAACAGTTTCTTTGTTCTCCCCGCAATCCGCAGCCGTTGTCCGCGATGCCTTCAATGAGGAATCGGAAGTCCTCCTGACTTATGAAGGAGATGCCGGGCTGGTATTGGGCACGATGGCGCGTGA